TTGCTCGTCAAATCGAAAAAGAAGTTACTCTAAACTTGCGTACAGCTGGTCTGTTCCGTGAGATTCAGGTGAATGGTGCTGCTACTGTAATGCCAATCCAGCCTGACGTAGAGGCCGCTACTTTCCAAACTGGTGCAGCTGCAGCAGGTAACTTGGAAAACCGTGGTGCTTCAGACAACACTTTCAAGCCTTCACAGGTAATCTTGAACGCTTATCGTTTGATTAGCCAGACTTTCATGGACAACAACGTAGATGAGCAAGTTCTTATCAACCTAATGCCTATGCTTGTTGACTCAGTAGCACGTGCTCACGCTCGCGCTGTTGATAACGCTATCATCAACGGTTCAGGTTCTATCACTGGTCTTGACGGCTATGCCGCAGCTAGTGGTTCAAGCATCGACCTCGATGGCGGTTCAATCGCCGCAGGTAACTCAGCTACATTGACTGCAGCTGGCCTCCTTACTGCTCGTAAAGCTATGGGTAAGTATGGTGTTAACCCTGCTGATGTTGCATACATCGTGTCACAAGCTCGTTACTTCGAACTTATCGAAGATGCAGGCTTCCAGGACGTTACTGATGTAGGTTCTGATCTGGCAACTAAGATCACTGGTCAAATCGGATCTGTATTCGGTTCACCTGTAATCGTATCTGACAGCTTCGCTACTGAAGGTGCTGGTGTACCTGTAGCCTTCGCTGTTAACTCACGTAACTATGTTATCCCACGTCTACGTGGCGTAACTGTTGAGACTGACTATGAAGTTGGTAATCAGCGCAACGTAGTAGTTGCTTCACAAGCCCTAGGCTTTGAAGAGCTAGTAGCCGGTGCGACTGGTAACGAACCTGTAGTTAAGATTGACTGCGTAGCTTAATTTAAAAGCAAAACGAGAGGGGAGTTCGCTCCCCTTAAGTTTTTAGTAATGGACTTATGGCAAATTTAATCACATTAGATGAATATAAAACCTCTGAAAACATTCAGAGCACAAAGGAAGATGCTCGCATCAATTCTTTAATTACTGCCGTAAGTCAATTAGTAAAAACTTACTGCGGAACAACGATTGTAGATCACTACTCTAGCGACAAAGCAGAAGAGTTTAGTATAAACTGGTCTACAAACTTCGTTCAACTTACAGAGAGTCCTTTTGTAAGTATTACTTCCGTACAAGAAAGAGAAGACTTCAGTAAAGCATATGCTACTGTACCTTCCACAGAATACTATGTAGATGGTGGAACTGATAGTGTATATCGAGTTACCACAGACGGTACTAGAAAAAACTGGCCTACAGGCCCTGGTGCTGTAAAGATTACCTATAAAGCAGGATACGCAGAGTGTCCTAAAGATTTACAACTTGCTGTTATTGATTTGATTACTTACTATGTAAAAGACGAGCATAAAGCGCGTCAGACACTTCAAGGCGCTAGCATTCAAAACAACTCTTCTTCAAGTCAGAGAAACAATGTAGCGTTTCCTGATCATATTAAAAGAGTCTTGGATCTGTATAAGAACTTTTAATGAGTAGACAGGCTTTTGACAGAAAATTCACAAAGCCTCTGCTTAGAAAATTGGATGCAGAAGCCCGTAAAGCTGTAACTCGTCAAAGAGGACAGCTTTTAATTTTAACAGATACAAAAGAATTACAGCAGGTAATAGAAGCTTCCACAGGACATAAACCGAAAGCTGCTCACTTAGCACAAGCTTTAAAAGAAGCGCAGAAACACGCTAAAAAGCTACAAAGTAATTTTAAGACAAGAAATAAGAGAAGGTACAATGCAATAGTTGCTAAGTTACCAGAGATAAGATTACCTTATACTCTAAATACTGATATGTTCATAGTAAGTAGTTTTTCTAGATCCATTACTACTATTAAGAATACTATGTTAAAAACTTTAGTAGCAAGCGGAGCCATCTCAGATGCAGACTCAAAAACAGTATCTAAGAATCTTCACAAAGGTCACGGAGCAAGAGGTAATGCAGTTTCTCAGGTTCAGATAGCTTCCTCTGTTTCGGGATTAGACCCTGCAACTAAGAAGCTCCTTCTGTATAACTTAGAAGGGCAATTTAGATCAGGCAACATAGATAGCATATCTCATAGAGAGATAAAAAGACTTATTACTGATGGGGAACAGATAGTAACAAAGAAAGGTAAGCTTACAGCAAATTATGTTTCTGTTATTGCATTTCAATCAGGCACTGACAATATAAAAGACTCTGTAGAAGAGAAAGCAGTAAAAGCAGTATTTAGAAAATTTATAGGAGAACTCACTCCTGACCTTTTAGATATGAAAGGGTCTTCCACCTTAAAAGAGAAAACAGCGGCAGTACTTGTTGATAATTTTAAAGGTAAGAAAGGTATCAAAGTTAAAAGCAAGCCAGTAAAGCTTAAAACTAAAACTAAGAGTAAAGGCAAAGGTGCAAAAGTATCTGCCTCAGTAGCTTTAAGTTCAAAAAGACTAAAAAGTAAAAAGAAGAAGTCAAAAGCAAAAAGCTCGGCAGCTTCTCAACCTTTGGCAATGGTAGCAATGCTAAATAAGAAACTACCAGATACAGTTAGAAAAAATATGTCAACCCCTAGACTTGTTAATAGGACAGGAAGATTCGCAGATAGTGTAAAAGTAGTAGATGTGATGCCCACGCCCCAAGGGTTTCCTAGTTTTGGATATACATACCAAAAGAACCCTTATCAAGTATTTGAAGAAGGAGAAGGCACACCCCCTTGGGCAGACGGAAACAGAGATCCAAGAGATCTGATTGACAAATCTATAAGAGAGATTGCGGCAGAGTTTGCAATCGGAAGATTTTACACTAGGAGAGTATAATGGGAACAAGAGAATATACAACACGAAGACTTGGTATTATTGCTGCTCTTGTTGAGAGGTTAAAAGATATCGACGGGTCTGGTTCCTTTCTATCAGATGTGAATGAGAACGTTTCTCCTCGTTTAAAATTCTGGGATGAAGTAGAAGAATTTCCAGCAATACACTTAAATGCTGGATCAGAATCAAGAGAGTATCAAGGGGGCGGTTATAAAGATAGATTTCTTTCGGTAACTCTTCGTTGTTATGTACAGGCAGAAGATGCAGTAGAAGCACTAGATGAACTACTAGAAGATGTAGAAACTGTATTAGAAGATAACTCTCGTTTAACGTATATTGATCGCACAGGTGCGGTTCAGTATACACAACAAATCACAATAATCAGTATAGATACTGACGAAGGTGTACTAGAACCTCTAGGAGTAGGAGAAATACTTATAGAAGTTCGTTACTAGAAAATGCAGGCACGAGCAAACGTTCACGTCCTAGCCTTTTCAAGATAATCATAGGAGATTAACTATGGCAAATTCTTTACATTTAAGTCGCGAGGTAAAGGTCTATGTAAAATTTGGAACCAAATATTGGGAAATTCCAGTTTTAGATGGCTTCAGCTTCTCGCAAGCTACAAACACAGCAGAGGTAACCCTCAAAGAAATGGCAGGTGCTTCCAATGCTAATAGGCGAGCACGTAAGTTATTTACAGACTCGTTGGCTCCGGCAGAGTGGAGCTTCTCTACTTATGCGCGTCCGTTTACTCGTGACGTATCAAGTGCAGACGAGCATCACGCAGTAGAAGAAGTTCTTTGGGCAATGATGGCAGGTGCAGAGCACGCTGAGTACGATGCTACTTCAGACAAGTGGACTGATGTTATCAATAATGCAGCTACTAAGGCAACTATTGACTTTGAAAGCTCTAACCTTTTGACCTTCCCAACAGCTACTATTTACTTTAAGTTCCCAGCAAATGGCGGCAGTGATCTTTGGTACGAATTAGAAGATGCTACAATTAATGAGTGTCAGGCTGATTTTGATATTGACGGGATTGCTACTTTGAACTGGTCAGGAATGGCTAAGCAAATCAAAGAGCCTTCTAGCGCACCTACTGTTAGTACTTTGGAAGTAACTGCTGGAGAGCTTACTAACACTGCTAACTTTATTCGTAACCGTTTAAGTACTCTTGCTCTTACTACTTCAGCAGCAGGTAACCTACTTGCTACTTATAACTTAGTATTAACAGGCGGTAGTGTTACTATTACGAACAACGTTGAGTATGTAACTCCTTCTAGCTTAGGTATTGTAAATATTCCTCTAGGCCACGTAATGGGTACTCGTTCTGTTTCAGGTAGCGTAACTTGTTATCTAGACCATAATGCCGCAGCTTCTGCTGATCTTATGGAAGACTTACGTCTTGAAAGCGATAAAGAAACTAACTCGTTCTCTCTCAAGCTACAAGTAGGCGGAGCAGATGCTGCACCTGGTATTGAGTTCGAGTGTCCTAAAGCGCACTTGGAAATTCCAAGCCACACAGTTGAAGATGTTATTGGTATGGAGTTAAACTTCCACGCACTGCCAACAAGTATCTCTACTGCGGATGAAGTGAAAGTTCACTATAAGGGCATTACTTCTCAGTAATAGAGGCATCAAAAAAATAATTCTTGACATAGGAGGTCATTTCGACTATACTATGAAATAGAAAATCGAAGCAGGGGTGATTTTTCACCCCTGTTTTATTTAGACAACTTTACAATAAAGGATATAAAATGAACGAAACCCAACCAATTTCACTAGCGAGTCTTATGACCCCTAGTAAAACCGTAGCAATTGACTTCCCCGGCTTTAAAGGTATGTCAGTAGAATTGTGTTATTTAGCACGAGAAGAACTAGTAAAACTACGAAAGAAGTGTATAACTAACAAGTTCAATAAAAAGACTCATCAACCTGAAGAAATTCTAGATGAGGATAAATTCTTAGTAGAGTATTGCAAGGCAGTAATCAAAGGATGGTCAGGCCTGAAGTATCGTTACCTAGAAGAGCTTCTATTGGTAGATGTCTCGGCACTTGACGCAGATGATGTATTGCCTCACACACAAGAAAATTCCGAATTACTTATGAAGAACTCTGGCGTATTTGATACATGGGTTACAGAGACTGTGAGTGAACTGGAAAATTTTACTGGAAACAAGTAAGCCAGATACGGGGTTTACTTGAAAGATTCGTAAAAGAAGACGATCAATCCATTGACATAGATAAATACTTATCTATATGTGAGCAACTTGGACAAGAGCCAGACCCCAATAAGATGCCGCTCGAGATCTCAGACTTTCCCTCTGAGGTCCAAGTGGCATTTTTTATATTCAGCTACCTTGAAGATAGATTCGAAGGAATGTCGGGACAGTACATGGGCAAATCCTGGAATAATTTACAGTACTTATTTGAGTTGTTCGATGTAGAAGATAAAGCAGAAGTTTTATACATAATGAAAATGTATGAAGGAATAATAGTCAAGCACTACTCAGATAAAGCAGAAAGAAAAAGAAAGGCAGAGGAAAGAAAGTCTGCGAGCGGTGGAAAACAGTACACCCATAATGTGAAAGGCTAATGGCAGATACAATAACAGTAAAGTTTAAAGTCATGGAAGACGGTAGCTTAAAAGCTATTGGGAAAGATGCAACTAAAGCCGCAGCCGCACTCGATCAAACTTCAAAAAGTGCCAGAACTGCAGACCGTAATCTCAAAGGTGCTGCTCAGGCTTCTGCAAACGGTACAAAAAACTTTTCAAAAATGGCTCAAGGTATGGGTGGCTTAGTAGGCGCTTATGCAACTTTTGCAGCCAGTGTATTCGCTTTATCTGCCGCATTTAACTTTCTAAAGAATGCCGCAGACGTAGCCCTTCTCGAACAAAGTCAGGTTCAATTCGCTCAAAATAGTGGTATCGCTATGGAGAGTCTCACCAATAAACTAAGAGCAGCTTCCAAAGGAATGCTAGACTTTCAATCTGCCGCAGCAGCTTCCGCAATGGGACTGGCTAAAGGTTTTTCCTCTGAGCAGATGGATGAAATGGCAGAAGGAGCTCTTAAAGTTTCCAATGTTCTAGGACGAAACTTTACAGATTCTTTTGATCGACTAACAAGAGGTGTGTCAAAAGCAGAGCCTGAACTTCTTGATGAATTGGGTATTACTCTCAAACTAGAAACCGCAAAAAGAAAATATGCAGAATCTTTAGGTATTTCAGCAGACGCTCTTTCGTCTGCGGATGCTTCACAAGCAGTATACTTAGAGACTATGGAACAACTAAATAAGGTTGTGGGAGACGCGGAAGGTCAAGCAAATCCCTTTATGCAGCTAGCCGCTACCTTCAATGATTTAGCCAAAACGCTTTCAGGTTTTATACTTCCTCCTTTCGAAGCTTTAGCAGGCTTTCTTAACGAAAATGCCGCAGTAGCTGCTCTATTCTTTGGAGCAATTGGTATGGGCATCATAAAGAATATGCCTTTTGTTGCAGAAGCAAAAGAAGCTATTTCATCTTTCTTCGATTCCCAGGAACAAAAAGCCGAAGAAGCTAAGTCCGCAATGGCAGCTTATGCAGAAGAAATCAAAAAGACTAAACAAGCAGCCGCCAGCTTACGAGAAGAAGGCGGAGCCGAAGTAAAATCAGGTGCTAGCAAAGCCGTAGAAGCTGGTTCCACTTCAAAAGTACTAGCAAGAGCAGCGTCTGGCGAAATGAAAGGAGCAGATAAATCTAATCTAAAGAAAGCTCTTAAGTCCGCGGAAGATCAGTATAAGAAACACGGAAAAATTACGAAAGGCATCTTTAAAGAAGTTGGTATAGATATTGCAAGAGAAATTGGAAATGGTTTAAAGAAAACAGAGACCCAAACACGAAGCACCGGTCAAAAGATAAAGGGGTTCTTTAAACGCATACAACTACGTTCAAAGGTTGTAGGTACAGCACTCAAAAGAGGTTTAGCAAATGGATTTAAAGCAGTAGGCAGAGCAGCCACTATGGCAGGCAAAGCTATGAACATGGCTATGAAAGGTACTGTTATTCTAGGAATTATTCAGATGATCTATGATATGATCATGGCAGTAGTAAACGCCCCTAGAACTATGCTTGATGGAATTATCAAAGGTATTAAATTTGCTCTAAAAATGATACAAGGTATGGCAAATATGGCTATTGGTCTTGTAAACTACTTAAAAGAGCAGCTCAACAAAATACCTGGAGTTAAGCTGGAAATGTCTGAAGATTTTACTTTCGGAGATGACTTAGGAAAGAAAATAGAAGACGGCATTAAAAACTCAAGTATCTATAAAATTGCAGATGAGCATCAAAAAGGTAGAGAAGAGGCCCTGGGTTATAAGGACGCTTTAGAGCAAATACGAGATAGTGCGAAAGACTTAGGAAAAGAGCTAAATACTATCGTTGCGGGTAAAGTATTTAATGTCGAAGATAAAGACTATGATCCTATGAAAGCAGATAGGGCTAAAGCTAATACTATGCAAAGCCTTCCTGTTCTGGATATGATGAGAGAGCTAGACGAGCTCAAACCTAGACTAGAGCAAAACGAGCTTGGTGAGATGATTCCTAAAGGAGATGCTGAGCTCTACTCACAAGGTCTAAAGAAAATAGGACTTGAAATGAAGGGTTTGGAGAAAATATCTCCTGCATTTCATAAAGCTGTAATCTCTGGTAATAGTGCAGCGGTTCAGGAAATGACCGAGAATGCCGGGAAGTTTAACCGCAATATTGAAGAAGCCCATAATCAACTAGGTAATATGAGTTCTGCTCTTAAAGGAGCAAGCTCCGAGGCCGTACTAAGTTATGTAGAAAATATAGAAAAACTAGGAACCTCTGCAGAAGACGCAGGAAAGGCACTAGGACTAACCTCCGATGTTCAGGCAAAGATAGATAAGAGATTCGAAGCAGCAGGTGGGGTCGATCAGTATATTGCAAATTTAAGAGCAGTAGAAGCAGAAGAAAAGCGTATTGCAAACGAAAAAAGTGTCAATGCAATTGCCAAAGTCGATGCGGGTGCAAATTTAAACTCTGCTTTCGGGCAAAGAGAACAACTTGAAATAGGACATAAAGAAGCTATTCTTGCTTTAGATGAAAAGAGGGCCGCCCTAGCCAAACTACGGAATGAAGATGTTCTGATTATGGACAAGGTACAACAAGAAATACATCAAAAAGCAATGGAGCAAGGACAGAGAGAGATAGATCTTGCAGAAGCAAAACGAGACGCAGCTGAGAAGGCCGCAGACGAAATGGCTCAAATGGGTTTAAAGATTGGCGACTCTTTACAAAGTAATATGGAAAGTGCATTTAACTCCCTTATAGACGGAACTAAGTCCGCAAAACAAGCCTTTGCAGATATGGCCAAAGCAATTCTTGCAGATATTGCAAAAATGATTACTAAAATGTTAGTAATGAAAATGCTAGAAAGTACTTTAGGAGGTACTAGTTTCGGTAGTTTCCTAGGAATAGACGGAGGCAGAAACGGTGGAGTATTTGAGGGAGGTAAAAAACAAAACAGCTATAGAAGTGGAGGTGTTGCAAAAGGGTCTCAAGGAGGATATCCCGCAATGCTACACGGTACAGAAGCAGTAGTACCTCTACCTAACGGCAGATCTATACCTGTTGAAATGAAGAATTCTGGAGGAAACGTTTCAAACGTAACTGTAAATGTTTCAACCGAAGCGGGTAATACAAGTTCTCAAACAGGGCAAAACGATGGTGGAATGGATCAAGAGCGTCTAGGAAAAGCCATCGCAGTTGCCGTACAAAATGAATTACAGAATCAAAAACGATCGGGCGGTATACTTAACCCATATGGAGTAGCATAATGACTGTAGGTTTTAAATACTTAGGAGCAAACTACGCAATTCCTGATAAAGGATTAAACAGGCAGAGTAAGCACAATGTTAATGTTGCAAAGTTTGGAGACGGTTATGAGCAACGAATAGTTAGAGGCTTAAACTCTATAGGAGAAACATATAACCTACAATTTCAACACAGAGAGAAAGAGTTCATTGACGATGTTGTTAATTTTTTAGACGGCAAAAAAGGTGTAACACCTTTTTCTCTAATTATTCCAGATTCAAATGTAACTTCTGACCCTGCAGGTGATGCAGGTGTAGGAGAAAAAGAAATTAAAGTAGTTTCTGATACGTATACAACTACATATTTGTACGGAAACTTTTATTCATTAACCGTTAGCGTAAGGCGAGTATACGAAGCATGACCAATTTAATAGCAACAGACGTACAAGGCACTACAGTCGATAGTGGCGTTGTTAGTCTCTTCGAAATAACACTACTTCATAGTGGTAATACTTTTTACTTTTGTGAAGGTATTGGAGACGACCTTGAAGATATACAGATGAGGGACAAAGAAGTTCCTTCAAATATACGTACCTATAAAGCTATTCCTATGCAGATTGAAGGCGTAGAAGTTAGCGCGACGGGTGCTTCTGCACGACCAACAATAACAATAGCCAATGTCAGCTCCCTTCTGAAAGATACTGTAGGTGTCACAGATTATGATGAAGTAGTGGGCGCAACAGTTGTTCGTAGACAAACGATGCAAAAATATCTTTACGGAGAGTCTGGAGACGCCAACCCTCCGATAGAGATGCCTACTTTAAAATACAGAGTTGATAGAGTTGCTAGCGAAAATCAATTAGCAGTACAGTTTGAGCTAGCCGCTGTATACGACCTGGAAGGTGTAACTATACCTCGACGTGTAGTCGTAGGTAAGTTCTGCAGTTGGATGTATCAAGGACAAGCTTTGGAACAGAATGGGGGTTGTGTCTGGAGAGCAGATAGTGTTGTACGAGCAAGATCCTCCACAATACCTTCTTCCTCTCCGTATAACTATAATATATTCTATAACGCAAAAGATCAGCCTTTACTAACTCAGACTCTTTTAAATGGAGTATCGAACTGGGCTTCCGGGGCCGCCATAACACAAGGATCTTATAGAAAGTACAATAATAAATGGTATAGAGCACAAATAGGGCATACTAGCAGCGGCAGTAATGACCCCGAAGAAAATGATGGAACTTGGGTAGAAGCACTAGGATATTCCACCTATAGCTCCTCTACTACTTATGCAGAGGGGGCTTTAGTCAAGGCCGATGTCACTACTGTTAATAGTGTAGTTATAACCACGGTATGGAAGTCTTTACACTCGGGCAATATAAATAATGCTCCTGCTCTTAACTCTCCGCATTGGATTAGAGAAGAAATGTGTGGAAAAACTTTACATTCTTGTAAGTGTAGGTACGGGGCGACTTTAATAGGAGATAACTCAAGCGGTGTAAAAATAGATGCAAGAACAGACAGCTCTGCTGTTTTACCTTTTGGCGGTTTCCCTGGCACATTGAAGTTTTGATTATGTTACAGTTTTTAGATGAAATAGAAGAACATTTTAAGGAGAATTATCCGCGAGAAGGGTGTGGTTTGCTAGCTGTCGTTAAGGGTGAATTACAGTGGTTTCCTTGTACTAATGTTGCGGAACATGAAGACGATTTCATACTGGATTCCACAGAGTATTTAAACATATCACGAAAAAGTGATATAGTAGGAATAGTCCACAGTCACCCTGATGCAAGTTGTGACCCTAGCGAGTCAGACATAAAGCACTGTAATGCTATAGGAGTTCCTTACTACATATTTAGTTATCCTAGTATGGATGTTCACATACAACAGCCTGAGAAAGAATCTAAACCTCTTTACGGTAGAGACTATGAGTTTGGTGTCTCTGATTGTTTTGAAGCAATGAGAGACTATCTAGCTTCACAAAATATAGAAATACCTTCTCGTGCCGCTTTCGAAGACGATTGGTGGGAGAAGAAATTAGACTACTTTACAGACGAAATAATTCAAGATTATGGGTATAAGCCCGTAGAAGGAAATATGGAAAAGAACGATGTTATTATATTCACAGTAAATGCCTCTGTAGGTAATCACTGTGGAGTTTATTTAGGGGAAGATATTTTTTATCACCACGCAGACAAAAGATTATCATGCAGAGAAAATCTGTATCCATTTTGGAAAAAGTACATAACAGGAGTGTATCGCCATGATGCGTAACGTATATTTACAAGGAGAACTAGGCGAACAGTTTGGTTCTGTTTTTAGAATAAATGCGACTAATTATACTGAAGTATTCAAATGCATTAATGCGAATAGACCCGATTTTTTGGCTTATGTCAGAGAATGCCATGAAAATGATGTAAGCTTTGCTGTAGATACTGCGGGCGAGCAAGCAGGTGAAGAGGATCTTTTAGTGCCTTTGAAAGAGGGGGACGTAACTATAGCAATTGTTCCTGCAGGATCTAAATCTGCATTCGGAAAGATACTTGCAGCTATTGCTATAGTAGCTGTTATGTTTATGTTTCCAGCAGTTTTTGGTACGACAACTTTTGGAGCAGGAGGCATGGGACCAGGATTTGCATCTTTAGCAAACGGTCTCAGTGCAGTTGGTATGGCAACAGCGGCAGTTGCACTAAATCTAGCAATGGCAGGCATTAGTCAAATGATGGCTCCAGACCCTTCTGTAGACGGAGAAGGTCCGGAAAACTATGCTTTCAATGGAAATGCTCAAAACATGCAGGAAGGCGATCCTATTCCCATACTCTACGGGAGACTAAGAGTACCAGGCAGACCTATAAGTATAAATATTCAGAACGCATCAGGGTATAGAAGAAATACAGGGGCTATTTTTGGAGGAGACGGATCAATAACAACCACCTCTAGTAATACAATATCACATCATAAAAAGACAGGCTCTAAAAAAGCCCACGAACGGTAGGAGATAAAAATGAGACATGGCGGAAATGGCGGTGGTGGTGCCGGCACAGGTAACAGTGGTAATTCCAATCCAGGAGGTACAGGCACATCTAGCAATAATGCTGCTACAATTAGTACAAGCGCTAGCGATGCGCAGCTTGTTTCTATTACAGATGTTATTTCAGAAGGCCCCATACTAGGTTTAGTAGACGGTTCGGCTTCTGTATTCCTGAATAATGACAGAATTCACGAAGTATCTGCGGCAGGGCAACGTGTATCTCATGGCCCTATGACTATCACTCTTACTAATGGGTCTACTTCAGCAACAATTAATAATGCAACTTCTACCACTCCCTTGACTGCAAATGCCTCGCTAGGAGCACAACTATTAATACGAGGAGGAAATTTAACAGAAACAAGTGTAACAAGTAGTTATGATACTAGACATAAAGTAAGTTTATCTACTTCTTCAAGTACTTTTACTCAAACTATGGTTACCGCAGTTGGTCAACGAGCAAGACCAGATAGTTTAGTTCCTGGGCGTATTAAACCGACGGGTAGCAGTACTACTCCTGACGGCCTTCCTATAGAAGGTTTTATATGGCGTAGAGTTAGCGGTACCGAGGCTCTTTGGAGATCAGGTGCTTTCGGTGATTATAACGATTTCAGGCTCGATGACGCAACGTACAAGCTAGAACTAGATAAAATAGTAAATATAAATGCAGGAGGTATTAATGGCTCAGCTATAACACTTGCAAGTGCTTGGGACGGAATATCGGGGACATATAGCTGGGATAAAATAAGTGTAGTTAATATGGATATTTCTGAGGTAGGCAGTAGAGCTTCTCAGCGAGTACAAGGTGGTACTGTTAATTTCAGACCAGGCACATTAAACCAAACTCCCATGCGCAGCGGTGGCGAAACTGCAATTAGTAGAACTATTGGCGAACAAATGGAGGTGGGAACTGCTCGATTTTTAGTGGGCAGTGGTAACTGCGGTCTCACAGAAGCTCAGCTTCTAGAAGTGGACAAACTAAGATGGCGTATTACTTATCCTGCAGGATTTAAAGCAATCAGCGGTAAAGGCAATGATAAAACTACTTACATAAGGTATAGAATAAGTATAGCAATAAAAGAGGAAGGAGACTCTGATTTCGGAGGTTTTACTATTATTAGAAATCCTCTAACTCATAGTGGTAACTATACTAACTCTAAAACTTTTGAAAGCGACTTAAATCTTGAAAGATTTCGCCCTTTCACAGACTTCAAACTAAAATTAGAAAGACTAGATACAGATGACGACCCCGGTTTTAAATCTGTAGGACAAACTTACAAAGACTGGACAAATGTTACTGCAGGTAGTCTTACAGGCGTGACTTCTATTCTAAATGAAAAACTTAACCATCCTTATACTGCTATGGCTGATGTTTCTTTTAGCACGAAGCAGTATCAAGGTATACCTCAAAGAACTTATGATCTATACGGTAAAATGGTTAGAGTGCCTTCAAACTATGTTACAAGAGAAGAAGCAACCAATGGAGTAGCTTCTTATAATAGAAATACAAGTACTGGAGTCATTACTAGCAATTACCAAGACTGGGACGGGGATTTTCGAGATGAATTAGTTTATAGTAACAACCCTGCTTGGATTTACTATGACATTCTTACTAATAATAGATACGGTTTGGGTTCCTTCATTAAAGAAGTGGATATAGATAAGTATGCTCTTTACCGCGTTGCAAGATATTGTGACGGCTTAGTTCCCGATGGAAAAGGAGGACTAGAGCCTAGGTTTACATTAAATACCTACTTGACAAAAGGGGCAAATAGTTATAAAGTTCTCAAAGACTTAGCAACTAACTTTTTAGGTTTGCTTTACTACTTAGATGGACAGCTTTATACCTCTCTTGATGCTCCAGCAGCTCCGGTCTATACATTCAATAAAACTAATGTAATAGATGGTACATTTAGCTACGAGAGTTCTTCGGAGAAAACTAGAAGCAATCAAATTATTGTAAACTGGAATGACCCAACAAAAGACTATAAGATGGAGCCTTTAATCGTTGAAGATGAGCGAAATATAGTCAATACAGGCAGAATTATATCTGAAACTGCAGTTGCTTTCGGCTGTACTTCAGAAGGGCAAGCTACACGATACGGTAAATGGAAACTATGGACAGCAGCAAATCAGAAAGAGATAGCTACTTTTTCAGCAAGCCTAGAAGGTGCATTTGTAGCTCCTGGCGATATAATCAATATCCAAGATGCGGATAGATATGCTGTAAGACTGGGCGGACGAGTTTCAAATACAGGAACTCTTAGCACTACTACTATACCTTTAGACTCTACTGTTCTTTTGAATTCAGGATCTACATATACTTTAAGCTTGGTTTATCCTAAGCCTGCTGCATTCACTAGAGAAGCTGTTACTATAAGCGGAGTTAGTTATGAAGCAGGAGATTTAATACATCAAGCGTATGTTGATGGCTCTTTAACAGTAATTGATACTAAAGAAAAGTCTGTAAACGCTAAAGTATCTGCATCTTCCGGAGCCGAACCTTTAACACTTGACTTCAATGCCAATCTACGAACAGAAACAAAAGATATAACTTCTAGTCAAATTGGAAGTTCTGTAACTTCTATCACTGTGACCTCTGCATTTACAGAGGCTCCTACTAGAGAATCCTTGTGGGTTCTTCAAGAGACAAAAACTGGATTACAGGTAAAAGGGTCTAAAAAAGAATACAAAGTTTTATCTATCTCTGAAAACTCTGGCAATGTCTACGATATAACGTGTATTGAACATTATGACAGCAAGTGGACTTCTGTAGAAGAAGATTTTACTACATACATACAAGGAGATTTAGAGCCCTCTCTACTAAGCACAGATGTTGTTCCGCCTGTCGAAAACTTGATAGCAAGAAGTCACGGCAGAGATAATGGTACAGCCCATGAAACCTTACTTGTTTCTTGGGATCCACCAGGGGCAGGACAAGCTTACGTTAGAAACAGTACCGGAGGTAGACATAATCAAACGGTTAGTCAAGAATACGAATACTTACTTGGATATATCGTAGAACACAATTTACCCGAATATGAAAATCCTATGAGGGTAGGCAGGGACACAACTGAACTTTTATTTTCGGATTTAGTCCCAGATGACTATACAATAACGGTAAGAACAGTTAATGCGATAGATAATGTATCAGAAGCAACTAGTGTTCAAACAACTATAACTGATCGTTTCCAGGATGCCATACCCAGATTCCCCTTAGGTCTTCCCTATGGTGGTACGTCTAATGTTGCTATAAAAACCATAAACAGTACTTCTGGCGATTCAGACTACGGATTATTTGAGTTGGCAAAAAGTGTTTACATCTTTAGTCCTGAACAAACAAACGGGTTCGGTATAAACCAGACTTCAACAGCAGCTTCTACATATCAACAAGATGTATCAGGAATTGCGGAAACAGCTGCAGTAGCTTCTTCAGAGTCTGGTACTTTTATTGACAGGCATTATTATGTATCTTTAAACTCAGCTGTAGCCACTGATAACCTCACACTACTTAAATATAATAAAACACCAAATCACCGTGTTCCATATTGGTATGATGCGGGGAACGGTAGTAATACAACTGGTTTAACGAATCTTACAGGTACTATAAGTGTATCGGGTTCTACTGTTACAGGTTCTGGTACAAGTTTTACTTCTGAACTAGTAGTAGGAGCACTTCTACAAACAACATCTACTGCAGCAGCTATAGTTACCTCGGTAGTTAGTGACACAGCCGTTTATATTGATAGAATTTTACCAGACGGATCGGGTATAACCGCTCAGACTAACAATCATAGATTTGATTTTGATAATGAAACTATTATAGCCAAAGTTTACGCTACAGATAATGGAGCAGCCAATAAAGTATTTTCGATGGAGCCTTATATGTCGTTGGACGCAAATGTCCAAGCACAACAAGGTGTTACCAGAACTCTATACTACAGAGCTACTAATAATGGAGCAGCGGGCACTATTAATACTACTGTAGGTACTTTTGACGACCCTGCAACTGGAGCAGCCACAGGGTGGCAGTTAGCAAATCCTGGACTACAAGCCAATGGCGATATTATTTATGCTATAACTCGTATCTTTACCAACGATGGTCTAGCCCCTCAAGAGGCTAGTTGGTCAACCGCTTCTATTGTTGCAAGACGACAAGATGGTGCGGCAGGTAATGCTGCAAAAGTAGTATCTTTGCGCGCTAGTAAATCAGTTATAGAGTATGCTGCAGATGGAACTACTGGCTCAGGTCAAACTATTACTTTAACTGCGGAATCGAAAAACTTCGATGATGGATACTTCAGGTTTACAGCAGATGATGGCTCTTTTACTACAATAGACTGGGTTGATGGTACTACCGCAAATACCAAAACAGCCACGTATAGTATACCTACAAGCTACAATGCAGACCCTATTACTTTTACTGTACAGGTTAAAGAGGGTAGCTCTGGCTCCGAAGAAGCTAGAGATGTTCTTACTATTCCTTCAATTAAGCCAGGTGTTGACGCAATAGATGCACTAACTGTAGTTATGACAAACGAAGCTCATGCAATTCCTAGAGCTTCGGCAACGGCTACACCTGACTTCACAGGCTCAGGAAATACTATTAGAGTCTTCGAGGGGACAACAGAACTAGACCACGATAATACAGGCACCGCTGCCAGTCATTATAAAGTTGTTACTACAGGCTCTACTAACTGTACTCCAGGTAATTTAACTGGTGAAGGTTCTAATGTTCTTTCGGCAACCTTTGACCAGATCACGGGAATAACAGGAAATACGGCACTCGTAAAATATACTATAACAGGTAAGCGAGCAGACGGAACAGCTTTCTCCCTTGTTAGATTCCAGTCTTTAACTAGAACAACGGACGGAGCTCCTGGTAATCCCGCTGTAGATGAAAAAACAGTCATTGTATACAAGAAGTTTGCCGCAGGAGTATCAGCGCCTACAGCAATTACATTTACTTCTGGCAATAATGCAACAGATCAAACCCACTCGAATCCTACAAATGAGCTAGACGGTTGGACTATTGCTTATCCTTCTATAAGTGTTGAAGGCGATCGAGTTTATTCAGGACAAAGAACCTTCACATTAACTGGAGGCGATAGCTCTTGGACTTTCAACGGACTAGTTGCAGAAATAAAGACAGGGCCTAGAACAGCTACAATACAGTTGCATTATTCTGCTGCTGTGACTGATGGAAGTACTCCTGCAAAGCCAACTACTTCCAATACTCACACATTTAATTTTGCAGCTAGTACTTTTGGGACTATAAAAACAGGATGGCAGCATGGAGCACCAACGTATGCTTCGGGTAACTCTAATAAATACTACTACTCTTTTGCGACTATTACCGAGTCTTCTTTTGGAGGTTCTCAGACTATAACTTTCGGTAATACAACTCAAGCTATAGGATTCTCCGGCTTAGTTACCTTTACTTCAGCAGGTGTGTTAGAGGACGACCAATATTCGATTACGCCTCTTACTACTCACCAAGATGTAAGTAGTTTTATGGAGGCAGCAGATGTCGCAGACCATATTGGTGGAGCCAACACCTCAACTATTGATGGAGGTAAGATCAACGCAGGCAGCTCTGTTACAGTAGGAACTAGCGGAACTAACCGAGCAGGCTTATCAGGAGTAGGAACTGCAGAAACCGATATTAGAGTTTTTTCGGGAGCAGCTTTTGCCAACAGAGCAACAGCACCTTTTAGAGTAACACAGGCAGGTGAATTTAGGTCTTCTACTGGTATTATAGGCGGATTTACGTTCGGTGATGATGCCATGACCACTAGCCAAGACACTATATTAAGACTTGGTTCTGATCTCGGAAATAACATAGATCAAAGTGTGACTTTATCTTCCAGGTCTGAAGATGATTATGTTATTTATGCAGGTCATGCTCCTACAGATGATGATCCAGTGACTACAGACGCTCCTCCTCCTTTTGGTGTAGAAAAGAACGGTAATGTAACTATGCGGTCTTATCAGCTTACTGATACTGCAGGCGCTATTGTATTTGACTCAGAAAACTTATTAGGTGGACCCGTACTAGCTCAGATTCAGAACTTGGTAGGGAATTTTACAGATAGTGTTACTACCTCTATTCACGCTTCCGGTCATATCAAAGTAGAACTAGGGGCTGCTCAAAACGTACAAATTGGTTATGAAGTACCTCTAGGAAATCCCTATGTGAGTGACGTATCTACAAGTGTAGCTGACGTTATGAATGCGTTACCTTCAGCCATTAAAGTAAATGTTGAGTACTCTACTAATAATGGAGCATCTTGGAGTTTATTTGGTGCTCAAACTTTTAGTAGACTATCTAGTACAGACGCCAATGCTACTACAAGCGCCTCTCAGTATCTTGTTCATGGAGATTCTTATGATGCTCGCTCGGGCGGTACCAGATACGTAGCACATATTGTTAGTAATAAAGGAGCAGTATCTGCAACAGGCGGCTTAAAAGGCACTATAACAGGTTCAGGAAATTTATCAGCAGGTACTTACTTATTTAGAATAGATGATACTTCAGGTACTTCCGGTAATTCAGGAATTGTATGGACTGCCGGGTCTTATACTGGCTATGGCTATACCTTCCATAAGTATGGTAGCGGCTCCTCGAACGACCCTGCTCAGGCTTTTGCAAAAAATGCAGATAGAGTGTACATTGTAGGTTCTAGTTCTTCGACAGGAGGTACAGCAGGTGCTGGTTATACTATTAATACAAATACTAGTCCACCTCACGTTAAAGATTCTACTTTTAATATAGAGTATATGCCTATTACAGGAGGTACTTTTACAGGTGCGCTTAACTGGGGAACAGACACTGCCAGCATAAACTATGGTAACTACGGTACGGGTACTGATGTTTTTAGCGTGAATCTAGGTAGCAACTCTAACGGGATAGTATTTGGACTGAATGGTAATGCCTTGCAATTGCAGGACAATCTTAGTGCACATCATTCATTTGATAATAATGGAGACATTAGGTTCACAGGAGACTTAAAACAGCTCGACGATGGAGATACTAAGATATCTTTCACCAACGACAAAATAAGTTTTCTAGCCGGTAATGCTACAATGATGGAGTTAGTTGAAGTAAGCACAGGATATGATTACGTTAGACTAGGAAATACTGGTGATGGCAATGATACCATTACGTTTAATCTATCAGCAGGCTCAGGTGTCTTTACAGGAAATGTAACAGCTTACTCAGATATAAGTCTTAAAGAAAATATAGAAGTTATTGATAATGCCGTAGATAAAGTCAGTAAACTAAGAGGTGTTACTTTTGACCGAATCGATAAAGAAGCCATTCCCAGACAAACGGGACTTATCGCTCAAGAACTAGAAAAAGTGTTGCCTGAAGCTGTGGAAACTAATGAGCTATCAGGTATAAAGTCGGTAGCTTATGGCAATGTCGTAGGTCTTTTAGTAGAAGCAATTAAAGAACTCAAAGAAGAAATCGAAGAGTTAAAAAGGAGTAAATAATGGCACTACCAGCGGCAGGGAATAGTCTATCTTTAAATCAAATTCATATAGAGGCAGGAGGTACTTCTGGTACCACTTGCTCTTTAAATGATAGCGACATTAGAGGGCTAACACCCGGGTCAGGTTATACTATCCCTACAGGAGATCAAACTGCTATTGATATTGGTGATTTTTTCGAGGCATCTTCAACTAATCCTAATATACATACTTTAACAGCAGGTTTCCAACAAACTACATTTAGCTCCAGGTCGGGAGGCTCTTCTACATATACAAACTACTACGGATATATGCCTTTTTATGGCAGCCCGACTTCGCAGAACGGTACTTTAAGTCCTACTACTTTTGCTCTGAAAAGCGGAGCGACTATTTTAGGAATCTACAAAAACACTAGCACCGCCAGCACGAGCCTTAATAATAAGTTATTTTTAAGAGTAAATGGTGCACAAGCAAATAGTGGATGGACTTCTATGAATATTGTTCAGGGTTCTTTAAATCTGACTTTTTATAGGACTTCTGCCACCCATGTGTCTGGTGCTAGTTACTCATATTGGCAGTGGTCTACTACCGCCTCCCTATTCCCCAACGGAACAAGTTCGACAATTACTTTTGCATAGGAAAATATAATGATTGAATATACAACAAGAACAGAAGATTCTGTAGTCTTTGCTTGCTTCACACATGAAGGGTTAAACTTAGAAGTACCTATAACCGATATAGAAGAGGAGCAGGTACAAGCTTTTTTAGCTTTTACATTAGATGATATAAAGAATACTCTAGCACAAGACGAGTTTTTAGAAGATGAAGAAAATCAAGAAAAAGGATTTTGGTGGAATGACTACGAAAATAGAGTAGACTGGGAATAACCATGAAAAAAATAATTCTTGACATAACACCCCAAGTTAGCTATAATTCTGTAATGGAGGAAATCAAATGAGTGCAGCCCGCTACAACCTAGTTATTGACCAAGGTTCCGACTTTGCCATTAACTTTACTGTTAAAGACAACGGATCAGTTAAAAACCTGACAGGCTATTCTGCGCGTGCTCAAATGAGAACTTCAAAGACAGCTTCCTCAGTTGCGGCTACTTTTAATTGCGCTATTAATACTCCAGCAAACGGAACAATTACAATGTCTTTAGCAAATTCAGTGAGCAGCCCGTTAACCGCAGGTACTTACGTTTATGATTTAGAAATCTTCACCGCTAACAATGCCAGTGTAACTAGATTAATTCAAGGGTCTGTAGACCTCACTCAAGAGGTTACCCGATAATGGCAATTACAATTACCGCAACGCCTATACAGAACGGCATCGAAGTTACGGGTGGAAGTACAACTATTACCGCAGCAGGAGTAGCTATTGCAAATACTAATGCAACAGCAATGGGTATTTCCAGTGTATCAGGTTTAAGTGCTACAAACGTGCAGACTGCTATTGAAGAACTTGCAGGTTCTACGTTCCAACAAGACAACACACCAACGGGGTCTCAAGTCAATGAAGGGGACACATGGTACGATACAGATGATAATCAATATAAAATATATCGCGAGACAAGCACCGGAGTATATCAGTGGGTACCTATAATGGTAGGTTCAGCCTCTGGAGATTCTGATACACTTGACGCAGGAGCCTTTTAAGGCTAATCCCGGAGATCCTAAATGGCTCAAACAATTCAAATCAAGCGTAGTACTAGTACTACAACCCCCTCAAGCCTTACTGCAGGTGAATTAGCATATTCAGGTAAGTCAGACAGTAATAAACTATTTATCGGACACCCCGACGGCACTACAGGTGTTGTTGCTATTGGTGGTCAATATTACACAGGCATTATTGATGGTGCCGCAAGTGCGAACACTGCAAGTAAATTAGTACTGCGAGACGGTTCAGGAAACTTCAGTGCTGGTACAATTACAGCTACTTTAACAGGTGATGTTACTGGTAACGCAGATACTGCCACAGCTCTTGCTTCAGGCAGAACGATTGCAATCACAGGGGACTTAGCGTATACTTCTCCTAGCTTTACAGGTGCTGGCAATGTTACCGCAGCAGGTACTCTTGCAACAGTAAACTCAGACGTAGGATCTTATGGTACTGCAACGGCAATTCCTGCAATCACTGTAAATGCAAAAGGTCTTGTTACAGCGGTTAGTACTAATAGTATTTCTTCTAGTTTTACTCTAGCGGCAGACAGCGGCACCAACGATACTTTCAATAATGGTGAAACTTTAACACTTACAGGCGGAACAGGTGTTGCCACAACTGTTAGTAACAATGCGGTTTCTTTTGCAATCGGACAGGCAGTTGCTACCACCTCTAATGTAACATTCAATAATGTTCAGGTAGACGGTACTCTAACTTCTGATGACATTACTTCTACAAATATCTCGGTTGCTGGTAATGCTACAATTACGGGTAATCTTACAGTTGAAGGTACTACAACTACTGTTGATTCTACTACTGTTGCCATTGGTGATAACATCATGGTTCTTAACAAAGACGAAACAGGTACTCCTTCTGCAAATGCTGGTATCGAAGTTGAACGAGGAACTGCGACAAATGTATCGCTTCTTTGGAACGAAGGCAACGATAACTGGACTGTGAGCAATGGAAGTGCAACTTCCGTAATATTAACTGCCGCAAACTTTGGAAGCACTTATACAGGTGCAATTGACGGCGGTACATTCTAAAATAAATTTTAATCTCTAGCGTATATACGCAAGTTATAGGAGAGCCACATGGCACAAACGATCAAATTAAAGCGCTCGTCTACGGCGGGCTCTATTCCTACTCATTCACAACTAGAGTTAGGCGAAGTTGCTATCAATACTGCGGACGGTCGTATGTATATGAAAGACGGAGCTAACGCCATTGTCTGGGTAAATAAAACTTCTGAAATTACAGGAACCACTCCGCAAGCATCGGACGGAACAAATAAGCCCGTAGGGTATGTTTGGTATGTAGTCTAAGATGACTATTAAGGTTTGGAATGGTTCCGCAGTACAAGAACCAGAGCAAATAGTAGTTAAAGCTGCAGCGGGAACGTTGCGGTTTGTAAACTATGTCGTACAGAAAGTTACAGATGGAAGTCTGAATACTGTATGGAATGCTATTTACAATACAAGCCGATCTACCGATACCTCTAGAAGCTCTACAACTACTTTTACGACTACCTTTGACACTAGTGCAAGTACCAATATTAGTACTACTACGGGATT